CTGCGTTGTGACACGCGGATCGCCATTGTTCGAGGATCTGGTCGCGCTTGATGTAGAACTCTTCTGCGGCCAGTTCGCGCGCCATCTTGAGGATGTCGAATCTCAGTTCGTAGGGTGTTGCCATTTTCCTCCTGTGTGTTTGTGTGTTGGCAATCTTCTTGTTGTGGGGCTCAGTAGCCCCGGTCTTCCTCGTTGTCCTCTGGTAGCGGAAGACCTTGATACCGCTTGCGCGGCTCTTCCTTCTTCCCCAGCTGGTACTTCGAGATCAGTTCCCAGTCCTTCTTCTCGCGATACGGCACGATCTTGATGGCCGACATCGTTGACTGGTTTGTGATCGTGCTGTTGTCCACCACGGACAGCAGCTTCCATTCTTGCAGAAGCGCGATGATCTTGTTGCGCCGCGCGACGTCTTCGAGTGTCAGGTTCGCTTCCTTACCATCCAGCAGGAAGAGTTCCTTGAAGTGCACGATGTAGTACTTGCCCCGCTTGTGTAGGATGTGACAAGTGATGAAGAGTTTCTTTTCCTTCTTGGACGAGATCCCGATGCGTGTGAGGGTTTCTTTCACCTTGAGGAAGTCATCTGGCTTGGCCAGAGTAACTTCGATCATCTTTTCCTTGGACCATTCATAGATCACGTCTGCTGGCATGTAGCCGTTCATTTCCGCCCTTGTCCTTCTTCTTTTTGAGTTGGGCAAGTTGGTCTTCAGTCAAGATCTCAAGTGCGGCCAGCGCGTGCTGAGTCGAATAACCAAAAACATCCTTGACCAGTTGCAGATCGTCAGAGAACGAGTCGCGTTTGACCCATCTTCCATAACGACGTTTCTTTTCAAGGATATTTAGGTAGAAGTCGTGCTGGGCACGCTTCGGGATGTCCGGGTACTTGTTGATCTCGTTGACCCAGAACAGGCAGTCGGGGTTGAAGCTGAGAGCCTGATCAATCAGGTACCCGTTGTAATGCTTCTCGGTCTCTTCGTTGAAGAGATTTTCCTTGCGCTCGGTCAGGTCGTTGACGAACGTGAAAGGGCTGAACTTCTCAGTCATTTTTCAGATGCGCCTGCCGCACTTTTTGGTGTTGTTCTGGGGTCAGGTAATCGCGCTCGACGAACAGAGCGCCGTCGTACAACATCGGACCACCCAACCACGCCAGCCACTCACATCGCTGTTCGCGATGAGCCTTGCGAAATTCTTCACTCATCTGTCGCCAGTCGCACCTGAGCACACATCATGTACACCTCACGCGCAGCAACCACCTCGACATAATCGAAGTCGGCGTGTAGGTACACGTCAATGATCTTGTGGGCCACGCTCTGGATGAAGAGGATATCGCCCTTGCGCGGCACGATGGGCAGCTGGATGGTCTTCGTTCGCGCCTCGTACACAGAGCCGTCGCGGTCGTTGTAGCGACCGTGGGTGACGTGGATCTCGATCATTTCCAACTCGCCTCGCTCATGATCTCGGTGAGCAGCGCCATCGAGTTGATCTCTTGGTTGCGCACGTCCTTGGACCACTTCTGGTATTGCGCGAGCAGCAGGATGACGGACGGGATGGACTGCGGCTCGAACTTGTCGTTCAGTTGCTTGTAGATCTCGTCGAACAGCAGTTGTGAATCCATGTCACCATTCTTGGCGATCCACGAGCGCACTTCCTTGAACTTCTTCTCACGCATGGCAGAGAACAGCTCGTCGAACGACGTCGTCTCTTCCACCAGCACGCCAGCGTCGATCTTGCCCTTCGCTGCCATGCGTTGCAGCTTGTTCATGATGCGGCGCATGTCCGGGAAGTCCTTCATGACCAGCGAGGCCACGGCCTTCTTGTCGAACTCGACCTTCTCTGTGTTCAGGATCTGCACCACGCGCTTGAACATGCGGGCGGCGAGATCCTGCTTCTCTTCCTTGGGGATCTTGAAGTCGATCTGCGTGCAGCGCGAGTCACGCAGGGCTTCTGCGATCATGCTCTTGTTGTTGCACGTCAGGATGAAACGGGTGTTCTGGGCGAACAACTCGAACACCGGGCGCAGCGAGTCTTGTGCAGCCGCGCTCAGACGGTCGGCTTCGTCCAGCAGGACGATCTTCAGGTTGCCATCGAAGCTCGCGGTTGATGCGAACTGGGTGACCTTCATGCGGATCGTATCAATGCCGTTTTCCAGCGAGGCATTGATGTACAGCAGATCCGCACCGATCTCGGCGGCGAGCGCATAGGCCAGTGACGTCTTGCCCATACCCGGTGGGCCTGAGAAGAGGAAGTGTAGGATCTCACCCTTCGACACGAATTGCTTCATGTCCTCTGCTACCTGCTTCGGTAGGATGCACTCGTCGATGGTCTTCGGACGGTACTTCTCCATCCAGAGGAAATGTTTGCTGTCGTACATCATGTAGTTGTTGTCCTTATTCGCGGTCTCGGTTCATGCAGGCGCTGTAGTAGCTGTGGGCTTCATCGGCAAGGGCCAAAGGAATGTACGGGCAGTAGAAGAAACCGACATCAGCTGGCGCTGGCTTGCGAGCCTTCAACAGGATCGCATCACCAACATGGGACATATCGACGACGGTTTTGATCTTTCCGCGATTGAGTCCAGCTGGTGGTGCCCAGTACACCGACCCCATGTCGATGTCGATGCCACCATTGAGGATCTGGTTCACTTCATCATCGTCGAGATCGAGCACCATCTGCGAGTCTGTTCCCGACGTCGGGAATGGCCAATCGGCAGTAGTGATTTCAGTGTCGCCATCAGGCAACGATTTTGCCAGAAGGTCCGCGACGATTTGCTTCGCGTCATCGCCAGTCTTCAGGAAGCCGACGTTGTCGATGATTTGAAGCGGCACTGCGCTATGCAGCGTGTGGCCAGCAGTTGTCAGGAGATCATCGAGCAGATCCACCGACATGTTGTACACGGACCCTTTGTGGGTGAAGTTGATGCGCTTAGTCATCGTCACCCGAGTCCATACCTTGCTGGATCGCATCAACGATGTCCTGCATCGTCATCATCTTGCCGCCGTTGGCGATCTGGTACTGCAAGTACGCTTGCAGCGCATCCAGCGTGAGTTCAGCGGCATCATCACCTTGCTTGACGTACCCGATCTTGTCGATCACTTGCAGCGGATCGAATGTGTGCAGCGCGAACCCACTGTACGTCAGCGCCTTTTCGAGGAAGTCCTTCTCCATCGACAACAGGCCCTTGGGCAGCGGCTGACGTGAGTTGTCCGGATTGACGATGACGAAGGTGAAGATTGATTGAACGTAGTAGGGTGCTGTACTCATGATTCTTTTGGTCCCTTCAGGCGCGCTGCGACTCGGTACGTGCCGACGACCAGATCGAATATGCTGTCGTAGCACTTCGTCTTGATCTCGTTGGCTTGGTCCTTGGTGACCCCGAATTCGTCACGGATGCTCGTGGCGATGGTTTGGGCCAGCTTCTCGGACAGCGCCGCTGCCGCCTTGATTTGTTCCTGCTTGGAGAGCATGTACTTAACCCTCGTACGTGGAGTCGTACTCGCAGGCCAGCATGTAGGTCTTGTTGGTACCTTGGAATCGCGCGACCTTCTTCGATGAGATCTGCACGTTGTAGTTCTCGATCACCATCTTGAAGTTCTCGACCTTGATGTTGAAGCAGAACGTCTTGTCGGTGTCGCCCAGCTGCACCGTGAAGCGGTTGCTGTTGGCGTTTTCCTTGTCGCGGACGATCAGTTCCATCTTCTCGCCGTCGCCCTGCACCGTCACGAACGGCATCTTGAGCACTGAGGCAGAGCGGATCACATTCTGGAGCACCGCAGCCGTCAGCTCGAACTCGACTTCGGCGTCAGCCGGGAACTTCTGCGTCGTGTTCTTCGGGTAGACGATGACGTCTTGATCAGCGGGCAGGTAGCGGATCGAGCTGCGGCCTTCCGAGATCGTCAGGGCGCGTTCGCTGAAGTCCAGCTCGGGATCTTCGAAGAGCGTGAGCATCCCCAAGAATTCGGACAGATCGTAGATGCCGAATTGCGTGTCGAACGTCTCTTCGATTTCGACTTCGGCGGCGACGTTCTTGTTCGTCGAGATCGTGCTCAGTTTCGAGCCGGGACGGATCAGCAGGTTCGTGTTGATCGTGGCCAGATTCTTCAACAGGCCCAGTGTTGTCTTGGAAAGCTTCATGATGTTCTTATTGTTGGTGCAAGTGGCGTGGATTCGAACCACACTCGCTGGAGGTCACCCTACCCAGCGTCCCCTCTTTGTGGGGGTGCGTCTGCCATTTCGCCACACTCGCATTTTCTCACTTGATCAGGGCGTAGTGCGCTTCGAGTTTCGTTTCCAGCTCTTGCGCGGTGATCGTTGGGTTCGCGTTCAGGATCTGCGCCAGCACGAAGTTGTCTTCGTACTCTGTGCCCTGTGCCTTCTCATCGGCTGTCGCCCAGTTCTTGACGTACGTGCCCTGCTTGTAGCCGTGGGCCTGACGGAACTGGTTCAGCACGTTCTTGCCGATGTACCACTTCACGATGTCTTCCAGCGTGAAGTCCAGCGCGACGACCATCTGGAAGAAGACCGCCGTGTCGATGTCACCGTACGTCGAGCAGATCTCGATGAACTTCGTGACACGTTCGAAGATGTATTCCTTGTCCTGATCGCGCTTGGTCTTTTTGTTCGCGTGCGTGTACATGTTCGAGTACGCGACTGCATCAGCCGCACCCTCGATGATGTCCAGTGAGATCGCGAAGTGGAAGATGTCAACCAGTTCGAGCAGGCATTGCTCGCGGTCGATCTCTTGCTTCTTCCACCACTTCCAGCCGATGTGGTCGAACAGTTCCGCCGCCTCAAGCATGGCGGCGCGTTCCCAGCGATAGCCCGCCTTAACCCATGCAGGGTTGACGGTCTCGTTCATTCGGTTCTGCAATTCGATACAGAACCTCAAGTTGTTGATTGTTTTGTTGTCCATTGTTCTTCTTGTTGTCGCGGACGAAGTCTTCTGCGAAATCTTCTGCTGCGTCGATGTCGTCGAAGGTGTTGATGGAGGCCACGAGACGACCATCCACATAACCACTCACGTTGATCGCGTACGTGCCTGTGAGGGACACGACCGCTTCGGCTCGACCATCATCAGAGAAATACTTGCTGCAAATCATCGAGTGCCCCTAAGTGAAGTCCCGATTTTATCGAGACTCGCTCTCTCATTTGCTTATTGTTCGAGGTACGGCTTCCATTCGATGGGCCAGTTGATGCGCTCGTCGCCACGGAAGTACTCTGCGAACATCGGTGCGATCTCTTCGTCCTTGTTGCCAGCGAGACCGCAGCCGACGCGGGTCATCCAGAACGAATGATTGGGACGATAGTCCTCATGCACGAAGTACGCGAAGCGTTCGATGTGCCCAGAGATCTCAGCGAGCGTCAGGCAGTTGAACTCAGCATCCTTCGTGGGGATCCCATACGCCCGTCCGGTGATACCTTGGCCCACACCATACTTCGCGCCGAAGTCATCGCGTGCGACCTTCGCGGCACCCGCGCCATGGATGCCAGCGAGGTTCGAACCGAAGACGAGGATCCACTTGTCGTAGTCCTCATGCCATGGCATCGTGCGGTCCTTGTGATACTCGAAGGCCATCAGTACGTCATTCGTGGCGGCATCACGGCTTCTTCCGTGTCGATGTACACACCCAGCTCTTTCAGCTGTGTGGCGATCTCGGCCAACTTCACGTTGTGTTGCTGGATGGCCGCTTGCTTGATCGCGTAGTAGTCCACCGCTTCGGTGACGTCGTGCGTATGCGGCCAATCGGCTTCGTTGGTCAGGACGACGCGGTATTCGTACCGCTGGAGCATGTCGCGACGTTCGATGAGTCGCGCACGCTCGTTGATCAAGGCCAGCGCCGCTTTCGTGTTGGAGATCTTCATGCTGCGGCCTTCGCCTTCGTCATGGTCTCGATCTCGCGATTGAGGTACCACGCGGCCTTCTTCAGGTCTTGCAGCAGGGTGTCTGAGCCGTTCTTCTTCCCGGCGCGGCTGATGTACTTGACCGTGTTGCCGAGACAGAAACCAAGGCCCCATGCTTCGATGACCTTGATTG